CGCTTCGTTGAAATACTGCTGCGCGAGTGGCTGCGCGACCCACTCATCCAATTCTGGATAGCGCGTCGCCCACGCAACGAAATCGAATGTGACGACGTCGCTCATAATCAAGCCGCCCGACGTTCGCTGGCCGCTTCAAGGCCATGCTTGTGAATTTCCTTCGGGTCCATGCGCTCAAGGCCTGACTTCTCGGCCTCCATTTCTTTCGACTGAGCGATCGCGCTGGCCGTCTCTGCGTGCGCGAACAGCATACGGTTGACGATGAAATCAGCGTCCTTGTTCTGCTCGACCCACTCATCCCAGAATGCCTTGGGAATGCCGTGCGTGAGCGCAAAGCCGGCGACGATCTGCTGATGCGCACCCTTGCTTTGGGGAAAAGAGTTGCCTTGAACGACGAACGTGTTGGCGCCGCGGCGCGGCTCTGCGATCTTGTATTCGCGCGATCCGCCACCCATGACCGGCTCGTGCTTCACCTGGAAGTCATGGAGCTTCAGGATGAAGTCCATCGGAAACTTGCTTGCAACCGTAACGGTCGCGTTGCTCGGAGAATCGTTGTGTTTCTTGATAACGGAGGTGTCGCCAGCCATATGACCGCCTTAAGTGTGATGACCGATGTAAGAAGGACCACGCGCCAGCCGGTACGGTCAGGCCGATTTTCAGGTGCTACCCTAGGCGCGTGGTGTACTGCGCGGAGCAATAAAAAAGCCACCCGAAGGCGGCTTACTTATTGTGGTGTAGTGCGATCAGACGCCGATCATCTGGCCTATCACACGCCTATAAGTTGTGACATGGCGAAGGGCTGCCGCATCACGAAACCAGCGGTCCCCTGAACGAGCTTCTGCTTGTACGAAGACGTCGCACGGATGACCGGGCCGGCGCGGAGCTTCGTATTGAACGCACAAAAACCCGACTTCTGGCCGCCCGCTTCCGGTGCCCACAACTGAACGATCTCGCCCAGCGCCGAACCTTGCGGGTTTTGCGCCGACAAAACGCCGTACTGCATGGCGGTCTTGACTTCGAGGTTCGGGAAGTTGAGCTTCAGCAGCGCCGCCACGTTCACGTTGAACGTGTTGGTCGCAGTCATCGCGCCTTCGCTGCGCGGCGACATGTTGAGCACGAACTTCGACTTCGTGTTGATCTGCCCCGACGATTGATTGATCGACTGGATCACAAGCGCCTGGATGTCGCCGAAAATCTCGTTCGCGCTCGCATTGATCGACGTGCCGTTGAGCCACGCAATGCCGCCGTTCGCCTTCGGAATCGGCGCGATCGCCGGATAGAGCGACGGGTCGTTGAGCGCGCCATAGTTGGCGAGCCCGGCGACGCCCTTGAAGTACGTCAGGTTCGTGTACTGGTTCAGGCCGTAGATCGCGGCTTCCTTCTGTTCCGACACGAAACCGATCTTGGCCAAGCCAACCTTTTCGATTTCCAGATCGCCGTACTCGGCCATCGTCTGGAAGAGATAGGGCTGGCGCGACGGGAAGTTCGTATTGATACCCGAGCGGCCGTTTTCGCTGAAGTCGCCGTACGAACTCACCTCGTACGTGCGCTCCACCACCGGGAAGAGCAATTCCGAACTCGTCCAGTCGCCCTTTTGCTGCTCACCGAAAATGTTTGCGGCCTCCAGCTCTGCCGTCGCGACGCGGAGAATGTCCGGGTCCATGAAGTACGTCAGGTGGGCTGGGATACCCGAGTTCGGGGCGGTGACGAGCTGCGGCTGAGCATCCATCGCGAGATTGATGTTCTCTTTCCATTCGGGACGGCAAAACATCTGCGCGCCCGGAAAGTCGATACCCCAGCGGGTGCGGTGAAAATCGATCGCCGCCCGTTGATCTTGGGGCGACATGTCATAGGCCAGTTTAGGCATGGTGAAATTCCTTTGAGCAATAAAAAAGCCACCTCAAGGCGGCTCGATGCGACAGATGGTTGGGCTAAGCGATAGAGCGAGGATTAGCCGTTAAGCCACGTCGTCATCTTCACCAACTCGCCCGGCGCACCGATCGAGGAGGCGACCCATTTCGTTTCAGTACCGGCAATGACCGAGATCGTTTCCGATGCGACCGTCTGACCGATATTCACGGCATACGTACCTGCGCCACCGTTGCCGGTAATCAGACCGCTGACGTACGTACCGGCGGTCACGCCCGAGCCGGTTATTGCATCGCCAACGGCGAGCGCGCCCGAGCCAACAGCGGTCACGGTCAGCACGCCGCCCGATGCGGTCATCGCTTCGCTGGAGACCGCTTGGCTTACGCTAACGGCATACGTGCCAGCGCCGCCGGTGCCGGAGCCCAGTGCGGTGATGGTCGTGCCTGCGGCAACGCCTGATCCGGCGATAGATTGGCCGACAGCGAATACGCCAGTGATCGTGCCGCCCACCGTCAAGCAACCGCCCGATGCGGTGATTGCGGTAGAAGTCACGTTGCCGGCGACCGACAGCGAATACGTACCCACGCCGCCTGCGGTGCCCGTCAATTGCGACAGAACGACCGTGGCCGGATCAACGATGCCAGTAACGGCCGATCCACCTGCGAGCACTTGACCTTGAGCAATCAAGCCAGAGCCAATTGCAGTAACGGTCAACACAGCGCCCGAGATCGAGCCGGTTACGGAGTTCGCTGCGAGCACGCCAGCGGTGGTGGTGTTCGCCGCAATCGAGCCGGTGACGCTGGCGCCGGTCGGCGCGGTGCCGGTCGGAGAAAAGGACACCTGGCCGGTTGCGTTGTTCGCATAAGCCTTGTTGCCGATCGCTGATGTCGTCACGCCGGCATTGAATACCCAAATGCCAGCCGCGTTGAATGCCTCAACTTGGGAGCCAGCGGGAATCAGCAGCGAATCGTCGCCCAAGAATGCGGTGATCAGCGCCTGTTGATTGCGGCGCACGAAGCCAGTCGGCGCGCCTGCGCCGGTATTGTTCAACATTTTGTTGGTCGGATCAGCCCAAGCGAACGCACCAACAGCCAAGCCATTCGGCCCAGCCACAAATGCGCCTTCGCCTGAATCAACCGTGCTGCGCGGGCTGCCATCGCAGAAATCGCCCAATACTGCCGGCGCGCCTACAACATTTACTTGACGGGGAAATCCCATTATTTACTCCTGAATATGATTGGCTGGATTAGCGACCGAGGCGTTGAGCGTCCGGGAACGCTTCCAGCATGTCCGCCGGCAACGCGCTGTCGCGGGCGATAACGCGCTTGGACTCATCACCAGGTTTCGGCTGCGCGATCAGAACGGCCTTGTAGGCGCTCGGATGGACGTCCTTGATGTCTACCTTCATGCCTTCGAGAGCGGCCTTGAAGACTGCTTCCGCGCTATCCATCGCCGTCAACTTCCCGACGTAGGGCTTCACGATCTCTTCGGCATCGGCGATGCCGCGTAGGCGGGCAATCGTCTTGGCCTCCACATCGCGCGCGGTCGCATCGCAGGCCAGCTTGATAGCCTTATCCATCGCTGCCTTGCTCATGCCCGGAATCTGCTCTTTGTTGGCGCCGTCTTTGGGGTTGGCATTGGCCGCATTCGCCGTTTGGGGAGGCTCGTCATTAGCCGCAGGCTTGTCTTCCGGTGTGTCGGTGGCTTGCGGCTTGACAGCGGCAGCAGCGGCCGGAGCCGACAACTCGGCCTGAATCTGCGCCAGATCCTCGTCGCTGATCTTGCCGCGCAACAGCGAAAGTATTTTCTCGAACTTGGGATCAGGCGCGTCCTGGGCGACGCTGTCGTCGTCAGGCTCTTCGCCGTCCAGCTTGTCGAGCAATTGCACGATTTGATCGATGTCGGTGTCTTTCGCCAACAGCGGCTTGATCGAGGCGACGATGCCGGGCTTTTTCTCGAGCCAGTTGCTTCGCTTGACGCCGGTCAGGATCGAATTGAGATCGATCGCCGAATCGGCGGCCATCATCGGCTTAAGGACAGCCAGCAAGGCTCCCTTCGCCATAACTGCTTTCTTGCTGAGAGACTTGCTCACTGGGATTTCTCCGTAAAGGTTTAATGAATCGCCGACCATCACATCCGGCCCGGCGCGGCCTTTTTCTACAATTGCTACATGGTTGAATTTGATGTCGCGCATAACGCCGTCGTAGGTGACGCCCTCATACGTTCCGGGCGTCATGTCGGCGCGGTAGTAGTAGGCGCACGAGATTTCTTGCTGAGACCCGGTTTCAATGCCTCGGATCGCCTTCTTAGTCCAGACGACGAGCGATTGATCCAGGTACGGTGCGTTAAATACGGCGTCTGAGCCGGTGGCGCCAACAATCAGATCGGGCTTGTGATCGGCCGCGCTGACGGGCACATGCTGATCGAGCAGCGGAATGTTGTTTGCAGTGGGCGCGGCTTTCTCGAGTTCCTCAGGATCTCGCAGCAGCATGTATATGCGGCCGGGATCGAGACCAAGGCTTTCGTGCTCGGGAATCTCGTCGCCGCGGTAGGGGCAGACGTTGGCTTTGCTGATGTGGGTCAATGCCACATGCATGCGCCCGTCTTGGTCAACGCTGCGCACGCTGGCGCGGTCAAAAGCAAGGCCGTCCATCGCGTGGCTGTCGTTAGCTGTCTTCGCGCCCGTGGCCGCATCGATAGTTTTCTTTACGCCGGGATGCAACGGCTGGGGTGGGCTACCCAAGGGTGCCCACTTGTATGCCGTGTGCTCTTCAAGCTGAAGCTTTGGCGTGAACTTCTTGGTGATGTCCATGCCGAACGTGACGAAATCGACGCCCTCCAAGTCTTGGACGGAGGTCATCAACCTCAACTCGCCGTAGGGCAAGCCGCCGATCTCTTCCATCGTTTCGCGCTTGGCGGTTTGTTCGGGCGTTTCATTGCCGTCAGACTTGCCGCCCGGCAGATCCCACTCGCCCGGATGATTCGAGGTCGGGCTACGCAACAGAAACAGAGCCTCGCCTTGTGGCGTCATAAGGCAAATCCCAGCGCCCTTGATCCTCTCGTCGGCAGCGACGATTCTGGTGGAAAGTTTCGGCATGGGATAGGCAATAAAAAAGCCCGAATTTGGCGGGCTGCTGTGTAAGATATCAAACCCGAAGAAGTTAAGAAAAACCCCTTGGATCTCACTAATAAGATGAAAACACTACTGATCTGTGCGGCGTTTCTTTGCCCGCTCGTAGCGCATGCGCAAAAGCCTCCGTTCACTCAAGAGCAGCAGAATTTCTGCATTTCCCAGGCCAGCGTGTTTCGAGACACGGCAGGCATGCGAGACGGTGGCGCTCCTCCGCTCATGGCACTCAATGGCATGGCGGGGTACAAAATGATTTCGAAAAAGCGCGTCAAGGAAATCGTCAATACCGTCTACTTCAATCCGAACTTTGTTGGGGCGGCCGGCGAATCTTTGTTCAATCAGATCTATGAGGCTTGCCTGTATCCCAAAGGTCGCTACCAGCCGCTCAAGTAAGACACCCCGTGCAGGCCGGGAATATCCGACCAAAGCGGTAAAATCAGTCGATGGACATCATCCCTGGCAAGTACGAGGCGCTTTGCCGCGCCTATACGATGCGTGACCTACGCGACGAGGGCGCAAGCATTGCGCTCATCGCCATATTCTTTGCGTACGCGCCGCATGATGTCGAGACGATCATCCGCTGGCACGAAAAGCTATACCCCGTAAAGCCAGATCGCGATGAGGTTGGCTACCCCAGCCTGCTCGATCACTTCCGTCTAAAAAAGCCACCCTAACGCCGATCAGCCACCGATTCCTGGAATGACGCTACGGCTAATACATCGGCAATGAGGTAGTTGGCCAGGCCAAATATGCTCGCCATCAATCAGCATTCCTTCCTTGACCTTGTACCGATTGCCATTGACCGCTACATGCGAAGCGCGTGGATGCTTCCCCGCACGGCTGTGTAGCCAAACCGCCTCGTCTATACCAAGCCCTTCCTGGCGCACGCGCGTGATGCTCGCAGTCGCCTTATTGTTCTGATCCAGGGCAATGAAGGCGGCGCGGCGCTTTGTGACGCCGTAGCGATGCTCCAACTGCTCACTGAGCTTTCCCAGATCGCGCCCGGAGGCAACGCTGCGCATGACTAGCCCCTCAACGTCGCTTAGGTGCTGCGACGCAATGGACTTGATCAAACCAACCTGTTCGCCGATCGTGGCTTGCATGACGTCGTTCGCTGCCGCCGACATCGTGAACTCAACAGAGAAGCCCGACTTCTTGAGGATTGCCCTCAAGGAGCCATCCACTCGCTCAGATGCGTGCTTGGCAAAATACTTCGCCAAATCAGGAGCCGCATCATCGAAGCGCCTTTGCCACCGCCGCGAGAGTTTGCGCATCGATGCCCGTAGCTCGGCTGCCGGGCTTGCGTCCACAGCCATCTCAGGTTCGTTCGCGCGGTAGGTCGCCTTGAGCCAATAAACCAAGCTCTTTTGCATTTCATCGATCAGCGCATCTAGCCGCTTTTGGTACGCGACGGTAAGCCCAGCATTCGGATGCACCGGTCGCAGGAGGATGGGCTTTTTAGTCGGGGCTCGAAGTCTCACCAGCCTTCTCCGCTTGAGCCTGCGTCTCGTGTGCCTCTAGCCCTTCCAAATCCGGCCCAGGTTCGCCGCCGCTGGTAACCGGCTCAGGTAGATCAAGGCTAAGGTCCAGCGCGGCGTACGGCGAGTCTTCTTCGCTGGCAATGCGTTTGCGAACCTCTTCAGGGAAGAGCACGCCGGACTCGATGTTGATCTGATCGGTTTCGGCTTCGGTTTTGCGAACGGTCGCCCGATCAGCGTCAGTGATGACCTTCAGTTGATTCCACACGAACCCGATTTCCGGGTCGATCTCGCCAAACAACGATAGTTGGATAAGGTTCAATAACTTCGACAGAGCTGGCGTGTAAATCTCTTGGTTCGCCGCTGCCGTGTCCTGAAAGACCTCGATTTCGTCCTGGCTCGATGCGTTCAGGCCAGCCGGCGTGATGCCTGTCAGATAGACCAGCGGCAGGCCCGATGGCGCGCACTGCTGTTCTTGCGCCTGAGCCTGGAGCTTATCAAGGCCCGCCACCGGAGCCGAGACATTCCCGAACTCTTCAGTGTCCTTGTTGACCGCCATAACCCCATGGTTATCGCGGCCATTGTTGAATATTTGCAAGCGTCGGAAGAAATCTTCCGAGCCACCACCGTTCAAGATTGTGCTCATGTCCGTCTTGAGCGTCCACACAGTAAACGCGTGAATCAGATCGGACACCGATTGCCGAGTACGAAGCCAGTTATCAACGTACGGCCTCATCATCTGCGACAGCGACAGCCCAGCGAACGCATAGGCGGGCTTGAGGATGTCGGGAACCGGCCGCGTGATGATCGTCAGCAGGCGGCTGGAGTGGATCTCCTTGCCCATGACGAACCACGAAATCGGCTTGTAAAACGTGGGGTCTAGCGGGTCGTTCGCGTTATAGCGGTTCGGGTACGTCCAAATGGGCTCAACGACCGTCAACCGCTTGATCGAGCCGATGCCTACCTTCGCGGGCGTCTCGCTTAACTCCGTCTTTAGCTCTTCCGGGTCGGGGACGTCAGATTCCGCGCCGACATCGATAAATATCTGAGACCGCCCGAAGCGGCCATCTTGCTCGATCGCCTCGCGGAAC